GCAGACACAATTTATAAATTACATCCAGTTAAGAAAAAAGTTGCACCAACAACAAATGAAAAAATTACAAAAGATGCTGCTCTCCAGGAAGAGATAGAAAAATTAAAAGAGTATGTTCCTAATGATGAGAAGGACAGCGACAAGAAGCAAAAATATTTAGAAGAAATCCCAGAAGTAATTAATCATGCTTTATCTGGATTAAAAGAACTAGCGGTGGCAAGTCCAGTAACTTGCGAAAGACAAATATCAATCGATCAACTGGAAGGTTTTTCTTCTCCGTTGTTACCAACAGTTGGTAGAATTGATTTTGACTATGGAAGTATCAATAATCATGAGTTCGGTACACCTCTCACAGAGACTAATCCGACATCCCAAGCGGATGCCTTTCCTCATAAGATTATTGAACTTAAAACTAAATGGTCTCGTCTTGGAAAAGTTAAAAAGGATGGCTCTAGGAGTTTTCTTGTTTCCTCCATACCAGCTACCGCTAGTTTCAATCATTGTTGCCAGGTGGCAACTTATGCAGCACATTTTCAATTTAAAGTTCCAGCTTATTTACTTTATGCAACAAAAGATGGTTACACAATTTTTGATAGCACAAACTGTCATCACTTAACTGTTGATGGAATGAAAAAGAATTTACAAATTATGTTTAACACTTTCAGAAGAAGAGAAAGAATTTTAGCTTTATCTGAACATCTAACTAGAGAAGAAATTATTGAAGAAGCTGCTGGTATGATGGATATGAATTTAGATCATCCTTTTGCCTGGAATGGAATGCCACCAGAATTATTAAAAGAAGCAAAATTATTATGGAAGCTATCATGAAGTTAGAAGAATTTTACATCCAAAAACAGTTGGACAAACACAAGCAACAAGTAAAGAGAAGAATTTTATCGGCTCTCTTTATTTTAATCATAGGAGGAATAACTATATGGCTGATATAAAAGATAAGCTGGTCCAGGCTGTAAATGAATTTAAAAAATCATTAGATGGACAAACAATTTCAATACATGGCAAGTCGTATGCTACAGTTTCGTTAAGAATAGCTGTTGCAAGAAGAGTTCTTGGAACTGCATTAGATATTGTAACAAAGATAGTAAGTATCGATGTGAATACAGTAGTGATGCAATCAGATATTTATATTGATGGTGTTCATGTATCTACTGGTCATGCTGAAGAGAAAAGAGCAGCATCAAAAATAAATCAAACTTCCGCTTTGGAGAATTGCGAAACCTCTGCTACTGGTAGAGCTCTTGCATTCCTAGGCTTTATTTCAGATGGAATTGCATCTGCTGAAGAAGTTTCTGTTGCAATAGTGCAGCAAGACAAAAAGATCCAACAAGCTCTAAAAGATTTAGAAGCTGTGTCTCACAAAGGATCTTATCAAGAATGGTTGTCCAAAAATAAATCAATGTTAAGTGAGCTGAAGATTAAAAATCCAATAGCTTACTCAACTTTTATGGAGGATTTCCAAGTACACAAAACCAATCTGCAAACCAAAGGAGTTATTTAATGTCAGATGATTTTAATACAGAAGCTAAAAAAGACAGACCAGATCTTGGAGCTGCTTTTATAGCAACAAATAAAAAATCTCCACAGTCATACGATATGTCAGGAACTATTGTTGTTGATGGAGTTAAGCATCGTTTCGGAGCTTACAAACAAAAAGCTAGCGGCAAAGGTAAGATGCCAGAAGGTACAGAGTTTTATACTTTTTACAGAGTAGAACTTGCCGATGAAGCTAATGGTGCTGGAGCTGCTGATACAAGCTTCAACCCAAGTGAGTTGGAGGCTTAAAGTGAACCCAGATAAATTCAAAAGTGTTGCCATCAATATTAAAACTTACCAGTTGCTTGAAGAGCTTTCTCAAAAGAGATTTGAGTTGCCGATAAGTATGTCAAAGACTGTTGAGTTCTATATCCAAAAAGGTCATGAAGATTTATCCAAAGGTAAGGATGCCAAGAAAAAAACTTCATAGTCGCCTGGAGGAACTGGAAAGTTCCAGACAAGATCAGTATGGATCATTTGAGGAGAATATGAATAAGATTGCTGCCTCTTGGTCCATACTCTTGGACAAACATTTAATTGAGCCAATTCAAGGATGGCAAGTTCCATTACTTTATGCTCAAGCAAAAATAATCAGATCCACACATAAATTTAAAGAAGATAGTTACGATGATGCTCTAGCTTACATCGTTCAAGCACATGACATGCACAAAGAAAAGTCAGAAGAGATTGATACCGATGAGTTACTTGGAGTGGAAACTAAACCAAGAACTAAATGGTAGATCTACTTTTGAAAAAGATGACAAATTTCAAATCGAATACAAGGAGTGGTTAAAAAATGAGTACAGAAAAAAACCAGAGCCAAGAAATTAAAGTAGAAACAAACATACTTAAATTTCCTAACTGTAAAGAAAACCACCAGTTGGAAGAACACAGAAAATTAAATGAGCAATTAATTAATTCAATAGCAACAAAGATGGCTCATGACAAATACGATCAGTTGCCTCTTATACAAGAAGAGATCTTATTATTAACTAATCATGGCGAAACAATAGAGTTTCCAAAACATATAGCAGCAAGACTTATTTCAGTTCTTGCTACTCAACTTAACCGCAACTCATTCATGGAGGATTTATTATGAGTAGAAAAAAAAGAGAAAGTTATATCTCTTATGACAAAGAAGCTTTCTTAAATAAAGCAACTGGTCCATATACAAGACTAGATAATACCGCTTGGTATTTAAAAAAGAAAAATACAAACGATGGTAAGGTAGGTTATTTTTTAAATCTACATACTAAATATCAACAAATGCCTGATGCTTGCTTTGCTGCAACAGCAGAAAGAACACCAGAGCTAAATGTTCCAGCTATACAAGAGCAAATCAAAAAATTTATGGAGGTCAATAATGAAAGTAATTAGAGACCAGAAGTTTATAACTTTTTGTGAAATGCTTGGATCTAATATGAGGTTTTGCAGATTAAAATTTGGAATGCCGCAAAAGTCATTGGCATATCATATAGGTGTAAGTCATCAGAATGTTCAAAAGTATGAAGCTGGAGACATCATTCCATCTGCATATAGATTAAAACAAATTGCTGATTTTTATAAAGTTAAAACAGATGATTTAGTAGATCCAACTTTCATTCACAGATCTACAAAAACTAATGAAGCTTTAGATGCAGCACCATCATTTGATGCAACAAAGTATGAGGAGTTTGACGATGAATATCCTCCTGGAGCTGGTGCATTAGAAAATGATCCAAAGATGCAAGCAACTTATGATGCAATATTGGAGGACAAATAATGGCTATATACAGATCTCCATTTTTTCACATTGATATTGAAGAGCAAGATTATCCAGATGCTGATTGTAAATACATGATTAGCTTATGGCATGAGCCTAAAGTTGGTGGAAGTAGAGAGCTCATTGCAGTTGGTTTAAGCGATAATGTTCCATTAGTTCAATCAACAAGGAACAAAGGAAATGTTGTTGAAAGTGTAACTAGACCTCATGACATACAAATTCCAACTTCCAAAGAAGCTGAAGAAGAAGAGTATTCAAGGTCAATGAGAACACACATTAGACATGACTAAAATAATTAAAACTACAACTGGAGAAGCGGCTTTTGTTTTAGAAGAAACTTTTGATAGTGAAGAAAAAGCAACTGAAGGAACAGAGCCTCTCTCCCAGGAGGTTAAAGAGATGGAAATAAAAATAGAAAATACCAAGTGGAGGAAAAATGGCTGAAGTTCCAATAAATTTAGATTACGACAGTAAAGTACAAAGATTAAAAAGAAGATACCAAGGATTGAGTAGAGTAGCAGCAGCTATAAATGACTTATATATTTATGGTGTTTATCCTTCTAATTTTCCAAATTTAACTGTTGTTCTTGAGCAAGCAAAAGATCATTGCAAAGAAATAATAAAAGAAACCAAAGCAGAAATAGCATTTATTGAAAATCCTAATGGAATGTATGACCTGGTTATGGATGAAGTGTTAGATGATGCTGATAGAGAAACAGCAAAGAAAGCTAATGAAACTAAAGATTAAAGAAAAAATAATACTTGATTTAAAACATCAAAATATAATTGCTGCATTAAATCAGAAAATAGAAAAGCTTGAAATAGATAATAAAGAGATGGCTAATATAGAGAAGCAGCATAAGTATATGAATGGAGAACTACATAAAGAAGTAGCCAAATTAACTAAAGAAAATGAATATCTTAAAAAAGAGAATGTAATTATTAGAGAAGGTAACGAACATCTTAAAATTTATAGAGATAAATTAGTTGATGTATTGGAAATAGCTCTAACTCATGAGCCAAAAAGAGATGGTTATAAGATTGAATTAAATGAGCTTACAGATAAAGGTCCAAAGAGTTTATACAAAATAAGCTGCAATGGTGTTCCTACTTATAGAAATATTATA